GAAAGCGCTACCGCCAGCCGCGCGGACACGAAGGCCCTTTGATGTCTTGGCGTTTGTCCAAAAGTAGTCGGCATAATAGGTGACCGAACTTCCGCCAACCTCTGTAGGCATAGCACATAGGCCCTCAAAACTCTTGCGCTTGATATATCCCTCCGTCTGTGGACATTCGGCAACTTTTTTAAGCCCTGCAACACTGTTAGGGTCAAAGGCAGCCGCCATACTCTGTGCGACATACACTTCGCTCTTTTCTTCCCCTGCGTCCATTATCAGACCGCGCACCCAACGCCACAAATGACCGTAACCGGCGTGAACCAAGCCGAAGAATACAGGCACGTTAAATGTCTTGTATGGTATCTCCTGGTCGTCCGCGTTTTCGCTTGCCGGCAAAGAGTAAGGAACCAACCCCGTACCGTCGCCCATTTCAAGACCGACTTTTGTAGGAATTACAGGATAGTAGCCATTGAAATTATTCCAATCCGGCATATCGGTTACGCCTGTACCGAAACCGCCCTGATATAGTCCGTCGGCATCGCGTTCAGACTTGAATGCCGCCTGCGTGTTGCGGTCGCCCATAATGACAAGCAACAGAATTTCAACGGCTGCCTGCGCCACGAACCAGTTGGCCTCCCAGCCGTCTCCGCGCTTGCGTGCATTAGTGCCGAAAGTGGTTGTACTAATAGCCGTTGCGGCCATTCCCAGCATCGTAGCCTGCGGCGTGTCAAGTGCCGGGTGTTTTGTTTTGTCCGTGAGGGTCAAAGCCGAACCATTGCCACCCCTGTATCTTTCATCCTCGCTGATTACCGAACACAGTTTGTTTTCCGTGCGGTCCATAACCCCGGCACCTATCCACGAAGTGCCACCCACTGGTATGCGGTAGCTGGTGCGCCCCTCGATAGGCTTCAATGTTATAGCCCAGTAACTGCGTGAGCCCTCGCGCCAAGTGGTAAAGTACCATGGGCGCGACCAGCACCACATGCACTGTCCCATTGAGCCGTCAAGTGCCGCAGGGCTTCCGTCCTCAAATCGCGTACTGTCTTTAGGGTCAAGCTTGCGCATGGTAAGGTCGTCTGCCACCAGGTAGCGGCCAAGCCCCAACGTTTCAGGCAACTTCCTAAGGGCTTCCAATGAGCCGAACCAGCCGGCCGCCTTAGTGGTGGCGTTGTCCTCGTCCCACCAGCGCCCCGCTATCGGGTTGCCGGCTTCTGCCACGGCTCGCTCCAGCTCCATGCGCCGGGTTTCGCCCGTCTCGTCCATTACTTCAATCTGCATAGCGCCAATGTCGCCCTCCGCAGGGTCAAGCTCGTTGATGCGCTTGCCATTCTCAAAGGCTGCCAACAACTGCGTCAGCTTCGCCTCCTGTTCTTGTGTAAATGCCATTTTAATTACTATTTAATGGGTGTTTAATAATCGTTGCTGTATATCTCATAGTCTTCATCACTCACAGCACTGATGCTTACCGCCTGATAGTTGGCCTCGGTCATTTGCGTTGCTGAATAACTCTTGATTACTATTTTTGTGATGTCGAAAATGTCAAGGAAAGTGCTATGCACTTCCAGAGGCTTCTTTTCGTCCAGAAACTCGCGCAGCCGGCGCAGGTCCTCGTCCGGGTAGTCGTCTGTGATTACGCCGCCGCGCACCGCCTGAACGCCCACCACGATGTTTACCGCCCAGTCCCCCTCGTTTATGTATTCTTTCACCGTGCCGTCACGCCCCACAAGGTCGGTGCACACTATGCGGCGCTCGCGGTTTACTGCCGCAACGGCGTCCGTTATCTCAAGCTCTGAGCCGTCCTCCTTGCGGAAAATGAGGGTGCAAAGGGCATAGCGACCCTCCCAATAGGCGCGGTCTGTTATCGGAGCGCCGACTTCGTGGGTGGTCATGTCAGCGCCGCGTCCCTCCCAGCTCGGGGCTTCGCCTGTGCGCCCCGGCTTGAACCTTATTAGCGACTTGGCGGCGAACTGCGCCGCGCCAACCGCCATAAATGATATGCTTACCGGTAATTTCATTCTGTTGCCAATTGGGTGTCGTTGAGCGCGCCCAGTAAGGCTTCAAGCACTCGCTCCTTTATCTGCTCGGTGCCCTCGCTTATGGTCGCGGTGTGGAGTTCTATGCGCTCCACCAGCTTATCAATGTTTATGGTCACGTTGCGGATTTTGCCCGCACCGCTGTCGCTGTTTCCTCCGCTCGATGCGGTGGCTGTGCCAAGGCTTCCGCCTGTCGGATCAACCCTTGGGACGGTCACTTCCGGGACGGCTGCACTTGGGCTGTTCGGGGCGGCTTTTTTGCCGCTCTTGTTTTTGCTTTTCTCTGCCGCTTCTTTCTTGGCGGCTTCGCTCATTTCGGCATCGTATGCCTCATTGAATGCTGAACCTATCTGCTTGCCGTAGTCGGAAAATCCTGCTTTCAGTTTGTTCAGTGCGGTGGATATTCCGGTGGAATCAAGGTTGAAGGCGGCTTTGATAAGGTCGCCTATTGCCCCGAATGTCTGTTTTGCAAGTTCGCTGATTCCTGTAAAGAAAGCTTTGAACGCTGCCCATGTCCCTTTCAGTACGGCTCTGAACTTTGCCGATGTGTTCCAGAAATATGCGCCCACTGCAATGAGGGCGGCAATGGCTGCCGCCACCCAGCCGATTATCGGAATGTTCATTATCGCTACGCCCACAGCTCTGCACGCTGTGGTCGCCGTCGTGGCGAATACCCCGAATGATGTTGATGCTATGCCGGAAAATGTGGCTGAAGCGGTACCGCCTGTTATGAACGACAGCACCAGTGCGCCCAGCCCTTTAAGGGCGTTGAATATGCCCACGGTGGCAAACCTTATCAGGGCGATTGTTGCACGCCCCATGTTGCCTACGAAACCAAGCGATATCATGTTGCCTGTGGAGAGGGTGCCGTTCATCAGCGCAATGTTTATGGCGGCTGTTCTCACCCAACCGACAATGCTGCTCCACATGCCCGCCCAGTTAAGCCGTATTATCCATAGCATGGATTTACCAGCAATATTCAATAATGGGGCTATCTGGGCAATGGGCACCAATGCGGAAGTAAACACTCCACACCAAAGCGAAAAATCGCCTGTCGCTTGGAATATCGAGATTTTGAAATCTTCAATTTTTTGGTTAATGACAGCTTGCCGCTCAGCGTAGCTATCCATAATAACAGCCGCCTGGTCGGTTGCGCTGTTTGTCCCGGTCACTGCTTGCGTAAATCCGTCAAGTGCTTCTGTGCCTTGAATCAGGGCGCGTGCTGCGTTGGCGTTCTCCACGCCAAAGAACTTTGAAAGCAGCGCGGAGTCGTTCAGCATCGGTTTAAGCATTTCGAGGCGTTCTTTAAGGCTCTTGGAGTTGTCACCAAGTGCCACAACATCGATTCCTGCTTTTTGCAGTTCCTCGGCAGCTTGTTTCTCCACAAAGCGGCCTTTTGACAGTTGCCCCAGCACATTGCGCAGGGCGACACCGCCCTCGCTGGCTTTCTTGCCGGCTTTGTCAAGCACTTGTATGGCTGCGTTGGTTTCCTCGAAGCTCACATTTGCCGCTTTGGCTGCCATTCCGCACTGTTGCAGCGCTGCCGATATTGCCGGAAGTTCCGCCGATCCTGCCTGTCCTGCTGCCGCCATTACGTTCATCATGCGCGCCATTTCCTCACTGGCTGCCGTCGGGTCCTCCAAGCTTACGCCATACTGGTTCATGGCAGTGGTCAGTACCTGTGCGGCTGCCACACCGTCACCGCCCATCAGTTTGCTGGTGGTCTGTATGCAGTCGCCCATCGCACTGAGGGCTTCGGGGTATTTACCAAGCTCCGGGCTTAACTGTGAAAGGAGCAGTTTGTAACCCTCCACGGCGACACTGGCATCTGTTCCGAAAGTTTTAGCCGACTGCCTTGCGAAGCCCTCAATCTGTTTGAGGCTGTCGCCTGTGACGCCAGCAACCGCGCTAAGGTCGTGCATCTGGCTATCCAGGCTTATACCAGCACCGCTCAGTTGCTCGACTCCATCAGCAACATTCTGAAAAACATCTTTTAGATACGAAAACGTGGCAAGGGAACTCGTAAATTTACGAACTCCTGTATCGGCGCCCTCAACCTGGGCAGTGAAACTTCCGGCAGCAGCGCCCATACCATTTATTTGCGTCGAGAAATTTCCGCCTATGTTAAAAATGTAATCAAAAACGTTTGCCATGTCCTTTTTATTCGTTATATTTGTAGCGAGTTACTCAATTAACCAATTTTTAATATGTTCAGCTTCCTATTAAAAGTCATCTGTTACGGCGCACTTATCGCTTATGTAGGCTGGGCTTTATATGCTCTTTACCGGGCGATTTTCAAAGCTGGTAAAAACGGTTCGCTGCCTTGGCTTTAGTGCCTATTACTTCCAAACAAAGACGTTATCATTTCTGCTTGGTTTCTGTTGCGCCAGCGTTCAAGCCAAAGAGCCTGCCCATAAAGCGCAGCCCATTCCTCTGCCGTTTCCACCGCATCGGGGTCTTTATGTAGATTCGCCCGTATCAAGGCGCAACCCTTGGCAAACGTGTCCTCGCTGTCGTCGTCCGCAAGGGTGTGCGCCTCTACAAGTTTTTTAGGCTGCCCATGCAACTGTTCATCAGTTTGCCGAGCTGAACCTGCACTGCCATGAAAAGCACGGCATCTGTGCCCAGTTCCGCGCTTCCGCCCAGCCAACAGTTGTTGAACATCACTTTGCCAGCTTCCACCTCGTCAGTTTTTGAAATCTTTGTCATGGCTTTTATGGTGGCGAAGTCAGGGCGTTTGAAATAGCCTATATGGGTATCCCCGTCCTCCACTATATCTATGCGGTAAACCTTGCGGTGCTTGTTTTTCCACGCCTCGATCTGCTCGGGTGTGACACCCCCGTCAAATGTATGTGCCTGCTGGCTTTTCTCTTTTTCTTCCATATCGTTTAATTGGTGTTTAATATGTTGTTATTTGGACTGCAAGTGGCCGTTAAGGTATGAGGTCTTAACGGCCGCTTATTCTGTTGTTCCCGGCTACTCGCCGCCTCCCCACTCTATGTGTGAAGGCACAAGCGGAAGCTCCACCTCCTGCCCGGTGTCGCCCTCTTTCCATTTTCGGCTGTTGCCTGAAAATTGGCAGTTGCGGATTTTGTCTTTCGTTATCACTCCGCTGTCGGGCAGATACTGCACGATTATGTCAAAAGGCGGAAGGTCCTGCAACCTGCCGTTTGTTGCCTGCGCCTGAAGCGCCTGCACTTCCTCCTGATATAAAATCAGTTTAGCGTTAGGGGTGATGCGTCCTTTTGCACGTCCCACAGGGTGACGGCCGGCGCCCCACTTGTTCACGACTTCCTGTTCGTCGCTGTACTCTATACCGACAATGCCGGTAACAGGCACGCCGCCGATGAGGATAACAATATCTGCCCAGGCGCACAGCATGCCATTGACCAAGGGTATGCCGTTGTTTACAATACTTGCCATTTCTGTTTGTTTTTGAAGTTATACGGTCTTGGAAAACCCTATCTTTATGTTGATATGGCGGATTACAGGGCTTGCCACATTCTTGATTACTATGTCTATGCGGCTGGTGCTTGCCACGTCCTGCTCGGGGTCGATCTCGGCTTTGTAGCCGCTAAGTTCCCCGGCACGCTCCATGTCCTCGAGTGCATGGTTCGCCACAGTTTCAAGGTGGCTCACGCTATAACTTTCCAGCTTGCCGCTTTCGGAATCCACATAGACATTTCCGCCAAGCTCAGGCACGATGTAGGTGCGCACGCCGCGCACAGCCTTGTCCATTGTGCGCACACTCTCAATGGCTGCGTAATCGCTGGTGGCTTCGTCCATTGTGTGGCTGTCGTTCATATAGCTTCCGGTCTGTCCCGGCTGGGTGACAAAGAACAGGTAACGCGACTTGTCAAGCTGTTCCACAAGAGCCTTGTCCAAATCCCTGTAAAGTGTTCCGTCACTGAATGCCGGCACGCTTATGCCGGCCGGGAACTCACGCACCCACGCTATGCACTGGTGAACCTTGGCGCGGCTCAGAAGCCCCAGAACTGTACCCAATCCGCTGACGCTGCTCTTGGCGGCGTTGCCTTTATCCTTGTAAAGCGTCGCGCCTGTGCCGCTGCCTGCCTGACCTATAACCACGCTCACGCGGTTCTTGCCCGTGCCTGCCGCAGTCTGCGTTATCTGCTTCACATTTGCCACTTTCGGGGCATATAAAATCGACAACTCCGCCGCCTGCTCTGCCAGCGTGTCGCCAATACCTTGCAAGGTGGTGACGTCGTCGGCGCTCATATTGCGGTCGCCACACCATACGCCCATCTGCCTAATACGCCCGTCGGCATAGTTCTGCACGGTTTTCAATTCGGCAAACGTGTAGGCATCACTTGCCCCGCTCGGTTTGGCGAACAAGCCCACATACAGGCTCACAGCCGGGTTGATGCGGTAAATCTCGCTGAGGTGATAGTGCACCACCTTGACCGCCCAGCTGGCGGCATCTGCTGTAATCCCTGCCGCTTCGGCTGCGTCTATTGTGGAAAGTGCCTGCACTCTCTCGGTCTTGAAGCTCTCCGGAATTTCAACATCGGGCAGATATGCCACAAAGCCTGTTATATGGTCTTCGCCCTGTGCCGTCTTTGGCACATTGCCGTTTGTTCTGACTATGGTTAGTTTAGTGCTCATTCTGCCGTTACTTTTATAAGTTCGCTATTTTTGAGGTTCACGGCGTGCGCCTTCGCGTCCCCCTCCAAGGGGAAGCACTGCCCGTCGTCAGTCACCCACACCTGCTCCAATTTGTGCAGCCTGCACGCTTCACGCCCTACGGCTTTAAGCATAGCCGGAGCATTCTCCTTTGCCGTTTTCTGCGCCTTTGGCTTCTGCGCGTTCTTCGGCTTGGTCTCTTTCTCTGCAGCCGGCTTTGCTTCCTGGACAGGCTGCGTGATGTTTGTATTTTCTTCTGCCATGTCGTTTATCGTTTTTTGAGTTTATAAATTATCCAGCCTGTCACAGCCAGAATGATGATTGCAACACCGCACATAACGCCATTTTTAATGCGGTCCCAAAGGCTCGGCGGTCGTTCTGCTTTTACCACCACTTCCGCCAGCTCACCACCATTGTAGGTCTGTTCCTCCTTGATTTCGGTGTTCACTTTGGCGTTGTATGTCGTTGCTTCGCGGCTCACTCCGCTATGGTCGGTGCGCTGCCTTATCTTGGCTTTCAGTGGGTGCGCGCCGGTCTTTGGGTCCGGGGCAGCCCCTGTGTCATAGATTTCAATCTCCGTGACCGTGACAGCCTCCGTGTTTTCCTCACGGGTTTGCTCTTGTTCCTGGCTGCTCTGGCTTTCCTCCGTCCGCGTGGCTGTCTCCTCTGTCCGCGTTTCCTGCTTGCCGCTCTCCAGCACTTGTCGGGAAGAGGAGCAGCTCGTATTTGACAGGGCAGCGCTCAACATGAGGACAGCCCCAAATGCGTTCAAGCGCGACATTAAGCCGTTGTACGTCATTCCTTAATTTGTTTATTTCGTCCTGAAGCGGCGGAACTATCGACTCCATAAGTATGTCGGAAGCCTTGCGCACATTTTCAAGCTCGTGGCTTTTCACTTCGGCGATCTTGTCTTTCAGCTCCGCACGGAGCTTGCCGACTTCTGCCTCATACTTTGCACGCTCGACTTTCCTGCCTACCCACGACCCAATCGGGCCTGATACCGCCGCGACAAGCGCCGCTACTATGGTAGTGATTATTTCGCCGCTCATTCACGTTATTTACTGTTTTATGCCCACTTTCGTAAGCCATGTTTTTACGTTGAAACTCGGACACGCCTTGTTGGCAAACTCATTGTGTCCGTGCACCGTTGCCCCCGGGTATCGTTGTAGAAGCTCTTTTACAAGTTTTACAAGTGCAGCCTCCTGCGCCGCGGTGCGCGTGTCCTTTCCTTTTTTTTCCCAGTTCGGCACTGTGCGGGGCGGGCAACCGCCCACATAGCACACACCGATAGACCGGGTGTTGTGTCCTTTGCAGTGTGCACCGACCACCGATTCGGGCCGCCCGGGGCGCACCTCTCCGTTTAGCCCTATAACATAGTGATAGCCTATGTCTGAGAAGCCGCGCTCAAGGTGCCATTCCCTTATTTGGGCATTGGTGAAGTCCTCGCCCTCCGGGGTGGAGGTGCAGTGCAATATTATCTGGTCAATCTTCCTCTTGCTTGAATCCATTCAGCTTTTGCAATTATGCGCCCGGAGCGCTCACGATTGCTGCACGGCTCTTGGTGTCCGTCAATGGCAGACAAATGCCCCACTGGCGGAAGTTCACAAGGTTGCGGTGATACAATGGGTCGTTCTTGGCATCGCTGTGGTAGAAGCTTGTTGAGCCGTAGGCTTTCATCATTCTGCCAGCATAGAATGCCACTGAAGCGCGGGCATCACCTGTCGCAACTGTTGCGCCCCATGCTTTCTTTTTGCCGGTGCTCATGGTGTAGTATGGCGTGCCGTCATATTCGTAGATGTCAAAGCCATACATGCGGCAAATCTTGCCCTCAACCTGGTTGATGTTGTAATGCTCCTTGAACTTCTGCTCGGTCTCCAAAAGGTCATTTACGTGGTCACTGCAAAGCACAAGTATGCGGTCTTTCTGGGGTATGCCCATTTTGTCAAACGCGCGTTTGAGTGCCAGAATGTCGTTAAATGTCATTTTCAGGCGTGTGCCGTCACTTGCTCCTGTGGTCTTTATTACAGGCGCGCCGTCCTTGTTTACATCTGGGGCGATTGCGTGGATGGCTTTCTGCGCTATCTTCTCGCGCAGAGCGTCGCGGTGGCGCTCCTGCACACTTGCCATTTTGTCGTAACTTAGGGCATGGAGTTCATCGTCGGTCACCGGCGTTGCCTCAGTGTCGAATTTATCAAGGCTGATAGGCTTGTCCGCGTCTGTGAGGGCTGTAATGGCAAGCGGGTAGCTCGTGTTGTTCACAAGCACATTCGGGTCGCCGCCCATTTCCGTGAAGTGGATAACGTCATTTTCCACATACTGGTTATAGCTGCGAATACGCTGCATCCACCCAAGCGCCTCGGGGGCGGTGCGGAAAGTCTTGATCATCTCTCCTGTCCATATTTCAGTCAAGACACCGGCACGCAGTGCGCCATCCGGGGCAAGCTGTCCGGCTGCAAGGGCTACAACATTGCCCGCCACGGCTCCTACTCCGGCAGGCAAGCCGGCTACTGCGGCGAGCACTGCACCCGAAGCGCTATTAAAGGCAACCGCACACACCATACAGAAAAGGGCGCAAACTGCCTTTTTGATAAAATTGCTTTTTGAGTTCATTATTCTAATTTTTATAGTTTGTTAGTTAGTCTTTCAGTTCTGGGCAATCCACGCCATACTCGGCTTTGAAAAGCTGGGCGTATTTTGCCGGGTTCTCTTTGCGCATTGTCAGCAGTTCTTTTTCTGGAACTTCACTGAGCTTGGCATATTCCTTTGGTGCTGCTCCAGCTCCGGGGCCGCTGGTCTTGCTAAGGTTGATTACTTCGGTGGGCTTCTGCTGCACTGGCATAAGCTTCAATGTCGCAGTCAGGTTATCCAGTCCGGCATTTTTGCCAAGTGCGATAAAATGGTCGCGGTTCTCCGCCATGATTCGCCTTTCAGCTATGGCGTTATCTACCGCCGCCGTCACTGCTGCAAGCTGGATTGTCTCGACCTGGTCTGCTCTCGTTTTGAGCAGGCGCAATGAAGCCAGTGCCTGCTCCTCGGTCGCTGTTTCCGGCAGACCGAGCAGGGTTAAAAATTCCTTGTTCATCTGTTTTTCTATTTTTTGTTTATTACATTCCTCTCCCTCGCGCTGCTCGGGGTCGGCGTTAAGTTTCAACATCGGTAATGACTTGTGTTCCTCTCCGGCTGCAAGTGTCAGAATCTTTCCTGATTCATAGAGCTTCAGGGCTTCGTCATTGCTGCCTATATCTACTATGCTCACCTCTACCAGCTTTGAGCGTGTCACCGTGGCGCGTGTCTGTCCGTCAAACGCCAATGAGGGGTCGTCGCTCACCTCCAGCAGTTCCAGACCGGCAGAAGCCATGCGCAGGAAGCCGTTTTCCCATTTGCTCTGTATCTGCTTGGCAAACGGGTCGTTCTGGTCAAATACCGGGGTGCCTATAAGTCTTGTGCCGTCAAGCCGCAGGTTTTCTATGCGTCCTATTGGCCCTGCCGTGTCCTGGTAGTTCCTACGGTGCATCCATAGTAGCACGGGGTTGCGCCTGTACTGCTCCAAGTCTATGCCTGCCGTAAGTATGCGCGTGCCGTAACTGTTCACGGCCTCTGTGGATATTATTACTTCGTTCATTCGTCAATAAAAATGAAGCCGGCACACTCGCGGCGCCGCAATGGTGTGGAGGGGTGGTATGCGCTCGGGCACCGGCTTCGCTAATCAATCTTTCTTACCATTTGTTGCGGAGGTGGGAATCGAACCCACGACCTTTGGGGAATGAACCCAACGAGCTACCGCTGCTCTACTCCGCGAAATCGTTCTATGGCGCAAAGTTGTGAATGTTTTACAGCCCTAACAAAAAGAGTGTAAAAGATTTACACTCTTTTTTATTGTAGGGCTTTTTTGAGCCAATTTTGCAACTGAAAACGCGCCCACAGTGGGTGCGCTATATGTCTTAAAACTGTTTAGAATATGAATGGCAACAAAAAAGGAACTTGAAAAGATGCGTGAACACGCGCGCCTCCTCTTTATGCAGGGCGAACCTCAGAAGGTCATTGCGGAAAAGGTGGGCGTGTCGGCACAGACGGTGACGAAGTGGGTCAGCGACGGGGACTGGCAGGCTGCTCGCTCTGCGGCAAACATCACACGCCCGGAGCTTGTAAACAAGATTTTGAAAAGCATCGACGTGCTGGTCGAAGACCTCGTGAACGAGCCAAGCCCGGAAAAGACGGCGGCAGCAGCCGACAAGCTTGTGAAGTTCTCGGCAACTATCGAAAGGCTGGATAAAAAAACTTCTGTTGTGGACATCATAGAGGTGTTCATGGCTTTCAGCAAATGGCTGCAATACCGCATGACCTACGACCCGAACGTCACCCCGGAGCTTATACAGACAATTAACAAATATCACGACCTGTTCATCAGTGAACAGCTCCAAAAAACTTTTTAACACATGGCAACGAAAGCGGAAATAATCAAAGCACAGGAACGTTGGAAACAGCACTGCGAGACGGTGCAGTCTGCAACCGCCGTGAACATCAATGAGACACAGGCGCAGCGCCTTGCCCGCATTCGCCGCCTGCGCTCGGATTATGCCGCTTTTGTCGATTACTACTTTCCGCACTGGACTGTAAACCCGGAGACAGGGAAAGCCACTCCGTGCGCACCGTTCCACGTGTCTGCCGCCAATGCGATTTTGAAGGACCGCAACATTAAGGCGGCTTTTCAGTGGCACCGCGGGGCGGCTAAATCAACCAATATGGACGTGTTCGTCCCGATGTGGCTAATGGCTCAGGAACACCGTGAAATAAATGTAATGGTGCTTGTAGGAAAGAGTGAGGACAACGCCAAAACACTGCTGGGCGACATTCAGGCTGAATTGCAGTATAATCAGCGCTATATACACGATTTTGGGGAACAGTACAACGTGGGCTCTTGGGAAGAGGGTGAATTTGTCACACGCTCTGAAGTCGCATTTTTCGCACGTGGTCGCGGTCAGTCGCCGCGTGGTCTGCGCTACCGCTCGCACCGTCCAGATTATGTGATTATTGACGACTTGGACGATGACGAGCTGGTGGAAAGCCCCGACCGTGTAAACAAGCTGTTTGACTGGTTGCGCTCTGCTCTGTTCGGCACTCTCGACGGCGGACGCGGGCGCTTTATCATGGTTGGCAACTTAATCGCAAAAAATTCCGTGCTGGCGCGGTGGTGCGACATCAAGTCCGTACACGTTACCCGTGTCAATATCTATGACAACCGTGGCAACGTGTCTTGGGCTGCAAAATGGACACCGCAGGAAGTCAAGGACATTGAGGCGGTTGTGGGTTATCGTGCATTTCAAAAAGAATATATGAATAACCCGATTATCGAAGGTGCAATTTTCCGTAATGAGTGGATCCGCTGGGGAAAACGCCCGGCGTGGTCCAAGTTCTCGGAAATTGTCCTGTATATCGACCCCTCGTTCAAAGGCTCCACAAAAAACGACTACAAGGCTGCCAAGCTTTGGGGCAAAGCCGGCACTACACTTTACCACCTCCGCGCTTTTGTCCGCCAGTCCTCCGTTGCCGAAATGGTGCGGTGGTGCTACGACCTCTACGAGTGGACACGCGAGCAGGGCATTGCGGTGCGCTGGTATATGGAAGCCAATTTTATGCAGGACACCATCCTTGATGAGTTCCGCCGTGAAGGTGAACTGCGCGGCTATCAGTTGCCGATTACAGGCGACAAGCGCAAGAAGCCCGACAAGTTCCAGCGCGTGGAAGCCATTAGTCCGTTGTGGGAGCGCGGTTTCGTGGTCTATGACGAGACGCAGCGCGACGACCCGGACATGCTTGCCGGCATTGACCAGACGCTGGCGTTTGAAAAAGGAATGCGCGGACATGACGACGCCCCCGATGCCGACGAGGGCGCAATATGGATGCTGCAACGCGACACGCGCACAAAATCGTTTACCCCCTCTTTCGGCAGGAGGACTAATGCAAAAAATGTATCATGGTGATTATTGACTACTTCCGTGCCTGTCTGTTTGACTGGCGCAAGAAAAGGGCTATAAAACAAGCCCGCAAATCCGCAGAACTCTACCGCAAAAAGTTCCTTGTGTTGGTGCACAACGGCCGCCCGGTCTGCGTCTCTATGCAGGGGATTAGGAAACTTATAAAGCAGCACCGTTTTGCACCGGGATTCACGGCGGAGAAAGCCCGTCAAATTGCAATTTATGAAGCCAGACCCTCTAACACTTCCGCCAATGTTTCTCACCGTTGATGACTACCGCCCCGTATGCGACCAATACGAATTTGAGCAGATAACGCAAAATGAGGACATACGCCTTGCGGCTGAAGCTGCGGCGGTGGAGCAAATATCCTCTTATCTGCGCAACCGCTATGACACTGACCGCCTGTTTTCTGCGGTCGGTTCATGCCGCAACCCTATGGTCGTGCAGTGTGCGGTAAATATATCGCTGTGGCTGATGATACACCGGCTGCCGCAGAACATGGGGCATGAGCGCCGCGAATGCCTCTACAACGATGCCATCAAATGGCTGCGCGATGTCCAGGCTTCAAAGGCTTCGCCCGACTTGCCTGTCTATGTCGATGCTGACGGCACTACCGACACGCACAACCCTATACGCACTGGCTGCATGAAACCTAACCGTTACGACTATTAAAGACCAATTAAACGCTGTTTAACCGATGTTTCGACTATGTGCCAAAATAGAGATTAAGGGCGACCGTGCATGGTCGTTCGACTTCGTTAATGCCGTGGAGATAACCCGCGACACTGAGAAGCTCACGACAGAAGCCAAAATCACAATGCCCAAAAAGGTGAAGTGGGACAAGGCGGACAAAATACCGGTTAAGCGCGGTGATTCTGTCAAAATATCGCTTGGTTATGACGACAACCTGCAAACGGCTTTCGTGGGCTACGTCCGCGATGTTGGCTTCAAAACGCCCATTGTCATAACTTGCGAGGATGAGATGTTCAAGCTGAAGCAAATGCCCACCAAGAAAAAAGCTTACCGCTCCGTTTCGCTTGAAACTTTGCTGAAAGACCAAGGTATCAGCTACCGCCTTAACATCATGGGGGAGCAGGCACTTGGAGCTTACAGGGTGACGGCCGACACTGTGGCTGCTTTGCTCGGCAAACTGTCTGAACAGGGCATCCGCTCATTTTTCCGCTATGAGGACGGCGCACCGGTACTTTATTGCGGGGTGTTGTTTGAAAGGGACACAAGACCGGCACAGGTGTTCAAAACAGGGCTGAACATAATTTCAGACCAAAGCTTGCAGCAGCAGAAGGCTGAAAATATGCGCCTGCGCGTTAAGGCTGTCAGCCTCATGCCTGACAACAAAAAAATTAAGGTTGAAGTGGGCGATGCCGACGGCGAACACCGTACACTGCACACCTACAACAAGACTGAAAGCGAGTTGAAGGCATGGGCGGAACAGGAAATAAAAAGGCTGAAACGTGACGGGCTTACTGGTTCGTTCACCACTTTCGGGCACACCCTTGTTGATTGTCTGGACGCTATCGGCATAGTCATAGACGGGGTGAAATCCGGGGTATATCAAGTCAAAAAGAATATTGTCAAATACGGCGATGGCGGCTACCGTCAAGAAATAACCCTCGGGCTGCGCGTCGGCTAAAATTTATTACAATGGCAAATATAAGAGATGCTATCAGACAACTTGCACAGCTGGACGGCGAAACGGCCGCCCTTGTTTGTGTGGTTGATGAAATAGACAAGGCAAAACGTACTGTGGACTGTACGCCGATAAATGAGGGCGCACCGCTGCTCGGTGTTAATCTGCAAGCCAACCAGGGCTCTGACTTCGGGGTGGTCATTTACCCCGAAAAAGGGGCTTTTGTTGTTGTCGGCTTTGTGGCTGACGGCGCTGCAGGGGTGGTGCTTGCCACAGACAAGATAGAGTCCGCAGAAATCGTGATCGGTGAAACCTCCGCAGTGATTGACGCAGACGGTTTGCGCGTGGACACTTCCAAAATGTCTGCACATATCAATGGGGAGGACATTGTTTTCAATGAGGGCAAACTGGACGGACTGGTCATAATCCAGAAGCTCACCGACAAACTCAATGAGCTTGTGAACACATTCAACAAGCACACCCACAATGTCATTGTAAGCCACCCGGGCGGAACGTTCACGACAATGGTGCCTGGTGGGGCTGCCGCCTCATTCAAAAAGACTGATTACGAAAACACCAAGATAAAGCAATGAAAATTTTAGGACTCCAAACTGATACGGAAACGGCGGACTTGCTCGTTCATCAGCGCGCTGCCGTCGTCGCTGAGGCTTCCGGCTTCATTGCCGAAACTATCCTCCTTGCCGCTCCGGGCGACTTCAAGGAAGTTCCCCTACTCGGTGCGGATGCGCGGTCCATGCTTGCGGCCAACCGCGACCCTTTCTGGCCGGGCAACACAAAAAAAATGCTGCGTGCTGTCGGGGTCGATGTAGCCGCAATAAACGTTGCCGACACCGGCGTAATCACAATTTCATAAGCTATGGAAATAATAGTAAAAGACCGTCAAACGCTGCTTGACATTGCCATTGCCACCTTTGGCTCGGCAGCCGGGGTTTTCGCTTTCGTAAGGCGAAACGGCATATCCCTGACCTCCGCACTGAAGGACGGGCAAGTTCTCACATACGAAGCTGCCGACATTATTGCACCGGCTATACGCGACGCATACGAAGTGGGCGGAATATCACCTGCCACCGACATTGACCGCACAAGCTATCTGCGGCTATTGGCTGCCACCGGGTCGCCTTTCAAATCGATTGACGGCATCAATGCCGGCATCCCTGTCGATTTACCTGCCAGCACGTTTGAAATTGACCCGTTGGAGGAGGCTCTTTCTGATGTTGTTGCAGGACGCCCACCAAAAGAGAACACGGAAATTCACCTTACGCGTATTTTTCAAAATCCGTTTGATGACACATTCGCATAATTTTAATATTAACAATAATGGAAAATCTTACACCCATAACGCTACCGCAGCTTGACGTTGAAGCACTGGCGGAACGCGCCGCCACCATACGCGATGCCATAAATGCCAAGAGCGTGTCAGCGCAACAGGTAGGCGCATTGTTTTACGACTTGGTGGAGTGCTGCGGCAATGTCCGTGACGCTCTTTCCCTGTTCATCAACTCAAACCTGCCTGAAATTCAGCAGGACATTGACCGACGGCTCGCCGGGGTTGATTCTGCCGTTGAAAAAGCAGCCGCAGAATTGCAGAAGTCAGAAGCAGCACGTGCGTTGGTGGAATCCTTGGTGGCTTCGCTGTCGTCTCAGAACCTTGCCGCACCTCTCCGCATCGACATTCGCCGCTGCCCGGGTTCCGTGACGCTTACCAACGCTATGCGCCCGCGCATAGATGCAGCCTTATTCCCGCGCTTCGGGCTTGGCTCTATTTTCTTTTACGCCGAAAACTCCGCGGCAAGGATTACGCCCGCCGGTGAAATTATTCCTGTGGAGCCTGGCACTGCCCGGATTTATGCAGTGGCTACTGGCGACACGTCCATTTATCAGGCTTTGACCATTGAGGTTATACCGCCACGCCTGCGCATGGCTGACGGCGACACGCTACGCCTCGACGCAAAAGGAAATTTAAGATTTACGTAATGGAACAGGTAAGACACATCAACTACAAAAGCGACTTTGTCCTCCGTGAACGTTTCCGCGACGGTTCGGGGAATATCGTGGCTTTGCCCGATGTGGATTTCACATTGGAATACAGAACCACGCACGGGCGCAGGTTCATTGCTTCACACACAGGCGGCAAGTATGAGAATTGCACCCCCGACGGGGATGCGCTGCTGGTCATTTTCAAGGATCACGGTCTTTGTGAAGGTGATTTGACCAGGGAACTGCACCTCTGCCTGATTAACGACCTTATGCCAGACGGATTGCAGAACATATATTACCCCGAAAAAATCAACGTGCAACTGTGGCACCTTGCCACCGACACAGAGAAGGTTATTGAATGCGACGCCTTGGCTGCCTACACCCGTGGGCTGCCGTTCACTTATGAGGACTTCACCGCTGAACAGTTGGCAAAGCTCAAAGGGGAAAAAGGCGATCCGTTCACATTTGAGGATTTCACGGCGGCACAAATTGAACTGCTCCAAAAGCCTGCGACTGATGCGGCAGCCTATGCCAATAAGGCTGCCACTAACGCCAACGATGCGACCGCCAACGTATTGAAGCAGGGGCAAGAACTTGCCGCCATTTCAGAAAAGGCGGTGACGGATTGCACCGCTGAAACGCAGAAGGCTAAAACAGCCACCGCTAAGGCTGAAACTGCTGCTAAAAGCGCACAGGATGCTGCAGTGGCGACACAGACGGAAAGGGTGCTGACCGAACAATCGCGGCAGCGGCTTGAAAGTGTGGCTGCTCGGGCGGAAATGGCCGCACAGCCAATAGCAACGGGGCTGCGTGTGAATGTTCCTGCATATATAACAATCGGCAACTCTGTGCCGCGATACGTTGCGGCAGAAGTATTGCCGCTGTCAGCCTTGCAGAACATCATTTACCAGACTAACGGAAAGGCGGCTGACATTGAGCCTGACGGACGTATTGTCCCCCGTGAGCCGGGCACTGAGCGTGTGCATGTCATTCCTACCGGCGGCACCATGTTTTACAAGACCGTAACCATTACAGTAATTGCCCCGGTGCTGAGATTATCCTCTGCCGGCTCGCTGCGGCTTGACGGTTCGGGCAACATTCGTTTAACTTAACTTCAATATAATGGCAAATTTCATTACAAACATACGTGACTGGTTCGACCGTCCCACACGGTCGGAAATAATGACACTTGCACGCAAAGCGTCAAGCAAACAGGGGCTCAAGCTCACGGCTCAACTGCTCCAGCAGACAGACACCTTGACCAAAAAGGACATTGCCGACTGGCGCAGTGCCCACCAAATGGCTATTGACTACGAGAACCCGAACCGCTGCCGGCTTTATGACATTTACGCTGATGCCGTCCTTGATGCACACCTTTCCGGCTGTATCGGGCAGCGCAAAGGCAAGACATTGCAAAAGGACTTCCGTCTTGTAGGGGCTGACGGCAAAGAGAACACGGAAGCCACCGAACTGTTACAGCAGGAATGGTTCACGGACTTCATGGACCTTTGTCTTGATTCCAGGTTCTGGGGGCCAACTCTCATACAACTTGGCGACATTATACACGATGACAACGGTATGCGTTTTGACGGCGTGGAGCTTGTCCCACACAAACACGTAGTGCCGGAATATGGGGTCGTTGTACGTTCACCAGGCGACGATTGGCACAGCGGCATTTCTTACACTGACGGAGACTTTGCAAACTGGGTTGTACCTGTCGGCAAAGGTCGTGACCTTGGGTTGCTGCTGAAATGCTGCCCCTCCTGCATATCAAAAAAGAATATGCTGGCATTCTGGGATATGTTCGGTGAAATCTTCGGTCAGCCGATGCGTATTGCCCACACTTCAAGCCCCGATGAAAACGAGCGCCGACGTATTGAGGAGTCGCTCCAGAATATGGGTGCAGCGTTCTGGTCACTGTTTCCGGAAGGCACCGACATTGAAATCAAGGAAAGCAGCCGCGGCGATGCTTACAATGTCTATGACAAGCGCGTTGACCGTTGTAACTCTGAGCTGTCAAAAGCAGTGCTGATGCAAACCATGACCATTGATTCGGGGTCCTCTCTATCACAGTCGGAGGTCCACCTGGAAATTTTTGAGCGTGTCACGGAAAGCGATGCCGCAATGGTGGCAAATGTTGTAAATGGAAGGCTGCTGCCGCTCATGGTGCGCCACGGCTTCCCTGTGCAGGGGCTACGTTTCCAGTGGAATAACGCGGCATCATACACACCTGCGGAACAACGCGAAATTGAGCGTCTGCTGCTGGAGTATTACGAAATTCCACCTGAATACTTCACAGACAAATACGGCGTGCAGATTTCGGGCGCTCGTGAAGCCAAGACACAGCCCGACCGTTTTTTCGACTAAGCCCCGCTCCTGATGCCGGGCTGCGGGGCTCTTATCTTGCGTTTAATCGTGCTTTGGGTGATTTGTATAGCGAAGACTTGCTGCGGCTTGCAGAGGGCGACTCACGCCCCGATTTTGACGACACGGCATTCTTTGATGCTGCCGGCATGGTCTATAATGCCGGCGGGTTCGATGCGTCTATGCTAAGCACGCCCGAAGCTCGCAAGATGATTGAGGAAACGCTCCGCATACTTAAAACCGGCATTGATTCAGGTTTGCCCGTCGATGTGCCGGAAGTCCTGCGCTATGCCCTTGAAAATAATGCTTTCATTTTCTCGGGCTTCAAGGCTTTCCACACTCTGCGTGAGGTGGGGCTGTCACTGCTCACCGACAAGGGCGAAATAAAGCCGTTTGAGACGTTCCGCCACGATGTGGAGACGGTAAACAAGCGTTATAACCACAACTACCTCTATGCGGAATATAACCACGCCGTAGGGTCCTCGCTCATGGCGGCGCGCTGGCATCAGATTGAAGCCGACGGCGACCGTTACGACCTGCAATACCGCACGGCTCAGGACGACCGTGTGCGTGAGGATCACGCCATTCTGCACGGCACTACGCTGCCGCCGTCCGACCCTTTCTGGGGCAAGTATATGCCGCCGAATGGCTGGAACTGCCGGTGTACTGCCGTACAGGTCAGAAAGGGGAAATATCCGCTTTCAGACCCTGCGCTGTCTATGCAGAAGGGCGACAACTGCACCGAAGCGGCAAAACAGCAGATATTCCGTTTCAACCCCGGCAAGGAGCTGCAACTGTTCCCACCTAAACACCCGTATTTCAAAGGGCCAAAAGCGGAGCCTCTGAAACAAGCCATCGACGGTTATACACCTGCGGAATGGACACCTAAAACAGTGGCAGAAGCGGAGCAATTTTTTCGTGACAAATTAGGGGTCAACTGCTCACTAAAAGGCTTTACAGCAAAACAAATGGAACAAATACAGGCTATATACCGAAGTGCTGAAAGGCATTTGGCATGTTACCCCGA